AATATCTCATTTAACTCACTAAAAGACAAGTCCCCATAAACTCTAGCAACATCCTTGACTGCTGATCGACCTTGCAGACGACCGAATGTAATCATCTGATACACTCTTTCATTGCCATACTTGTTCTTGATATAGTCAATAATTTCATCACGGTGAACGGATGGAACGTCCATATCAATATCGGGCAATGAGATGTTGTCTTTAGTAAATCGACCAGCATTTAAAAATCTAGAGAATAGTAAATCGTATTTCATGGGATCAATATCAATAATCCCAAGTAAATATGATACTAAACATCCACCAGCACTTCCACGCCCCGGTCCCGGTAGCCAGTCATTCTTTCTTACATAGTTAATAATGTCTTGCACAATTAAAAAGTATCCAGATAGTTCAAATCCATGAATAACAGACAACTCATACTTAATACGATTAGTATATTCCTTCTTCTTATCATCTTTTAAATGCATAAGTTTTGCTCGCCAGCCATTTCTACATAACTGTGTTAGATAATCATTCTCAGACATATCTCCACAATCTACGCGAGGTAATTTAGGCTTAGAAAGAATGCTATACTGTTGTAATTCAGAGTATAGTTGTTTAGTTCCAAAGTATTGCTTTTCGCTAGGTATAATCCTATGGGTTGCATGAAAGAAATAATGATCAGATTCAAAGAACTTTTTATATTCTCCCATATCTACATCTTTAGCCCTCTTAAGCGTAGTTTTAAAGTTAAGACACAATACCATCCTATGAAGAATTGCATCATTTTGTTCAGCATAATAAACTGGCATGACTGCTAGTTGATCTTCTGTATAAAATTGCAAGTCTTCTTTGTCGTATTCTATCTTTTCCTTAGAAGCTAACTTAATTAAAGCTCTATATCCTTTTAGGGATTTAGCAATGTAATACCCATTGTCGGCTTGCATTCCAAGAATGGGTACGATCCCAGCTTTATTCATGGCATTGAAGAAATCAACAACACCACTAATAGTTTCAATATCAGCAATTAAGCAATGAGTATAACCTAATTCTTTACATTTCTTGGCAGCTTCATCTGGTTTGATGAAACCTTTCAATAGTGAATAGTGTGTTGTTATAACTGGCAATATCATTCCACAGCTCCCGGATCTTTATATTTTCCAATGGTGAAACCGGGCTTAGAGAAATTCTTAACTGTTTCAGCCATTCCAATAGTTTGTAATTGATTATCAATATGGTGACACATAGTTTGGTTAGTGTCTTCCCAATTTGTTTTATAGTAATGACAAAGCTTTTGACATTTAAAACTTCCTCTATCTTTAGATATTGGTTTAGGATTTTGATTTAACACAATCTCCTTGAACATATCTTTTAAATATAGAAGAAATTTGTCATCGTCCTCTTTATCAAATGCAAGAGAGAAAGGTCCACCATCTCTACAGAAAAAGATGGTCATGATCGAATTTCTATATTTAGGATACATTTTACTAACTGCATAGTGATATAATAGCAATTGAGTATCCTTCATTAGTTTATCGTAGTCCTTACGCTCTCCAGTGGCCCAATCAAGCCTCTGTCCAGTCTTCCAATCGATTACTTCTATTGTACCATCTTCCATCTCGGTTACAAGATCAATTGTTCCTTTGATGGCAAGATTTCCAGACATTTTTTCCCCGTTTGGCAATTCAAACTCAAACTTTGCCCAGTCTTCCAAAATTGGGATATCAAAGTGAGGTTCTGTATCAATCACTTTGCGATTACGTGGATCAAATTGACCATTGTTATATGCCAACGTATCCCATACCATCTTGTAGCAGAACTGATAATCTTTTTCATTAAACTCATTGTGCTTAGAATTAATTTTATAAAACTCAAAACTTCTATCTAATACTTTATTTACAAATGCCTCTGTAAATAGTTCTGCATTAGTGAAAGAAAAATCACCCAAGGGTTCCTGAGTGATTTTCATTGTTGATCTTTTATTAAACTGGGTTCTCTTTTTGCATATTGCCAATGTTTCAAGTACTGCGTGCGTTATCGTTCCCAAATCTGCCTTTTTCCCCGATGGAGAATAATGTCCGAGAACGTATGTCATAAAGTATTGGAGTTCACAATACTTCCAGTTATTTAGACTGGACGATCTGAAGTAAGTTGTAATCATTTGATTGATGTTGTAAATTGACGTTTTGCCGCAGGAGAATACTCTTTGACTAGCGATACATTGTCTTTAGACATCCAACCCCAACTGTCAATAAGTTGTACCAGATGCTGACACGATTCTTCAATTGACATATTTTGATTATCAATTACAGCATCGAATTCAGTATAGTTATCAAGAGCAAGTTCGCTTTTGTGAATGTCTTTCCCCTTGGTTGTTCGTGTTAAGCGAATTACTTTACCTCCAGCATTTTGAACTGCCTTTACTTCATTTTCAAATCTAGCGTCTGAAATAACAGAAAATTTTGATTCTTCTTGAATAATATCTTTAATTGTTCTATTTGTCCAAACATCTGAATACATTTCTCTGCAAATATCAGTTCCAAAATATTGCATAAATTCTCTACCAGTCATAAATCCAGACTTGCCTTTAACTTTAACTGGCATATTTTCCCATTTGTATTGAGTAAATTGGTCTTTTTGTTCGTCAGTACCGTATACCATATCTTTTGGAATATCAAAAAGGCCAATAAGTATTTCTTTTAACGCTGTTGCAAAAGCGTAATGTTTTACAAATGGCCATACATTATCCATTGCCCACATAGCAAATTCGATATCTGTTCTAGTGATATCAACTAACCCCTTCCCCTTCTTCTCTTTTCCTTGCTCATCTCTGACCAATGTTTCAATCACCAATTCTCCTTCATCGGTAATTTCAAAATAATCAATTATACCAAAAGATTTTAGTTGATATCCATGCAAAAAATTACAAAGTGTATTTTTTCCACTACCCTTTTTACCACTAAAAGCTAAAATTTGAGTCATTAAAATAATCCTTTTATTTGAGGTTTGAGTTCATTATTTATTTCATTAATTGACATATCGCCAATGTCTTTTTTTGATATCTTAGGTGTAAAATAGTTAAATCTTCTACCACCCTTTTGAATAATACCTTCTGCTGCTTTTTGTCCTGCCTCATCATTATCTGTTAATATAACAATATTCATTACTCCAAGCTCTTCCAGATTAATTAGTTGGTCTTCACTAAGGTCCGAACCAAATATACCAGCACAATTTTTAATTCCTGATTCATACAATCTCCAAGCATCACCTTGGCCTTCTACGAGTACAATGGTTGATGTTTGCTGAATATATGGCTTAGTAACCCATAGTCCATATAAAAAGAAGGATTTCTTAAAGCCTTTGCTGTTAAGCCATTTTGGTTTAGTGTGTTCATCGATTGCTCTTCCGACACATCCAACATATTGAGAAGTTTCATCATATACGGGTACGACTGCTCGATTGAACATTTGTCTATTAGAATTATAACACTCACCCACATCAAAAGCCGTTAGCGTCTCTGGTAAAAATCCTCTATTTATATAGTATTTTGATGGAATATCAAGTGTTGAAATAACTTGCTCCCTTGATATGTTTAAATTTAACTTTTCAGATTTACGAGTTAATATCTCATTAATTTTATTAATCTCATAGATGCTTTCGCTTATCTTTTCTTCTGGTATATCTATGATTTTTTTATTTAAAAATGAAAGTGAAAAATTTAAAGCTTTGTAAAAATTAACTTCTTTACCTTCTCTTTGAGAAAGAACTCCTCTTACAAAGCCTATCATATTTTTACCATAATCTTTTTCACAAGAATGTGTCCAGCAAACCCAATTACCTTTAGTCTTTGAGCCGTCTGTAAATATACATGATCCTTCGCAGTTATCTCCTCCATGCACTGGACATGGAAAAGCTATTCTATTTGGAAATTCTATATATTCAATTTTTAAAGCGTTTAGTAGTTCTGGAACTTTATCCGATAGTTCATTACATATCGAATAAATCTTCTCCCGACTCACCTTCTCGAATTTCGAAGGAGTTGTCTTGACTTGCATTTGCCGCTCCATTCTTAAGTTCATCTCTTGTGTACCACTCAGTAAGTTTAGCAATTGCACCATTCATTTTAACATTGATATAGTTACCATATTCAAGTCCAGATCCATGTCTAGCTTTGACAATAACAAGTTTACGATTTCCATTCTCATCGCCGTCATCTGCCACTTCTTCGTCGCTTTTCATTTGAAATTTTGCAACTGTAGAAGCGAGCCATTGAAGTCTATCAGATTGTGCGATTTCCTCTTCTCGATTAAGTTGCACAAAGGACAAACATGGTAGGTCGTATTTAATACAGAAGTCATTCATCTTTGTAATCTGAAAGCCTAAAGCCTGATATTCTTGCATAGCAGCAGTCAGCCCAGCTGAACTCATCAACTTGAAATAATCGTATATGATTAAGCAGTCTTTAGTTCTACCATTCTCAT